TGATGATGTGACACTTATGGCTGGTCCACCTGTTTCCGCATTAAAGTTACCACCTGAAGTAGGTAATCTGTAAGCACCTCTACCGCCCTTACCAATAATCTTACCACTGTTGTTAATCGTACAAGGTATGTCTACTATCATAGCAGCCGTTGTTCTGCTATCTGACCATACCCAAAGATTAGAAGGTACATTAAGAGTACCCCCTGATGATATATAATCGGATACTGTGATTTGTTTTAGTTGAGCCTGTCCGTTAATTTGGCTTCCGCTTGTAGGTAGATCCGTTGCTGCTGATGCACCATAGTATTCACTAAAAGAGTTTTGCGCCCCAGAAGACTTATCTATTAAGTTACGTATGTCAGAGTCATTCAAAGAGGCTTGTGTACCTGAAGTACCACCTGCTTCTACGTGAATATCATTTAGACTTATTTGACCGCTAGTTTGAAGCGCCATTCTTTAATTCCTCGATCTCTGCTTTTAATTCTTTTATAGATTCGATAAGGACACCCACTAGGTTACCATATGCTACAGATAAATAATCACCACGTCCACTATCCATTACAGCTTCTGGCATAACTTTTTGCATCTCTTGTGCTATAACACCTGTACCACGCTCGCCATCTTTGTCGTACATAACGCCACGCATTTGTGATACTTTGTCCAGCGCACCTTCGATAGTCTCTACATTTTCTTTTAGTCTTTCGTCTGAGTAAGCTGTGATGTTACCTGTTGCTGTAAAGCTTCCTGAAAGATTGTTACCGCTATTAGATAAATTACCTAGTCCTACCTCTGCAGGAGTGTCAATAGTACAAGCAAAAACACCTGTACTACTACTGTAAGTCATACCTGTACCTGCTGATACAGAACTTCTAGCACGTGCTGTGGTGTGATATAGGTTGCTAGAACCTTCTGATAAACTATCTGTATCGTGGTTAGAGATAGAAGATACAGTACCAGTTACGTTACCTGTAACGTTACCTGTCACATCCCCTGTGACATTACCAGTAACATTACCTGTGACGTTACCTGTCACTGCTCCTGTAAAGGTAGCATCTGATCCGTTAGTTCCTGAATCTAGTACTACACTTGATCCATTGGATGCAACCACATCTCCTATAACATCACCAGTAACATCCCCAGTTATGTTTCCTGTTACGTTACCAGTAAGATTGCCTGTTACGTTGCCTGTGACATTACCTGTAACATTGCCAGTTAAAGCACCTGTGACATCACCTGTAACATCTCCTGTCAGATTACCTGTTACATTACCTGTAACATTGCCAGTAACGTTTCCTGTAACATTACCAGTGAGGTTACCTGTAACATCCCCAGTTAAATCTCCTGTAACACCGCCTGTAGCTGTAACAGCACCTGTTAAGGTACTAGCACCAGTCACAGACAAAGTACCTGCTATTGCTGTATTACCTGTTGCAGAAGCTACAGTAAATTTATTTGTGTTTATATCAAAGTCACCATCTATCCCTGTAGCGCCTGTTACAGCTAGTGTACTAGACAAAGTAGAAGCTCCTGTCACAGCTAGTGTAGAACCTAAAGCTGTCGCACCACTTGCATCAAGCGTTGTAAATGCACCTGTACCTGCAGAGTTTGCACCAATATTTGTACCGTCAATAGCCCCAGCGTTAATATCTACAGTTGCAAGAGTTGCGGTTCCTTCTATAAATAAATCATTCCAACCAACAGCAGATGTTCCTATGTCCAAGTTATTTGCTGCAGGTTTAAAGTTAGTATCTACTAAGCCTATTACACTAACTGTATCATTTGTAGTATCACCTAAGTCAACATTACCATTTAGGACTGTGGCTCCACTAACAGTTAGACCGTTGCCTATGGTAGCATTTGTATCTACTGAGAGAACGTTACAGTTAACAGTTCCACCAAAATGTGCGTTATCAAACTTTGCACCTGACTTACCAATGTCTAAGCTTGTTGATCCTGTTTTAGGAAACATAGCATTTGAGTCAAACTCATAATCTGCAGATGGACCTATTTTTTCAATAGGCGCTCCGCCTCCTGTAGTACCATCATGATTATGCCCCGATGAGGCATTCAATGCTGACTCTATTTGATTGTATTCAGCATTAAAATCGTCAGCGTTAATTACGCCACCTGTGACGATGTTAGCTGCTCGTTGACGTGTATAACCTGTTGCCATAACTATTGCCTATCGTTTTGTCTATATTCAAAAATTGCTGTGTCCAATGTAAAAGACGGACGTGTTGAAAGATCTGTAATTCGCATAGAGAATGTTTTACATGATCCTATTGTTAATGCTGGATATATCTTCGGTAATGCACCACCAAATGTTACAGTTGATGCACCAAAAGTAGCACTTGCAGCACCAAAGAAAGATGTAGAACCTACTCCACTAGCTGTTGATATTGGTATAGTAGGAGGTTGTATTACCCCTGTACTATTCTGTGAATCAAAGTCATACTCTAAGTTAAGACTAAGATCCATTTCCCCTGTAGGTTCAATGTAAAGAACGGCTCTGTATAATGTTTTTCTACTTTGGGGATCTGTTATAGGCATGAAAGGAGATTCATAAATAGCTTCTATATTTTCTCCATCAAAGCCATTGGTGCTTTCCATCCTATACACATAACCGTCTTCGTTAGCAAAGCAAATAGTTTCTTCACCATCTTTAAATTGACTATCTGCTACAAATGCTTTTATGCCTGTTATTGATGCCCAACTAATACCACTAGCTCCTTGGGCTGCAAACTTAGTTGCCATCAAACCTTTTGAAGCACCTTTAGATAAGGCTGGTGTAAAAGCAAATATTCTATATTGAGACTTACCTCTTACAGTAACAGAAGAAAAGACTGTTGCACTGTCAATAAAAGCTGTTGCATCTGTGTATATAGTATCTGAAGCTACATCTAAACCAAAGTCACCAATACGATCTGTAGCACTTAAAAGTCTAACTCCATCTGGTGCTAGGTATATAACGTCACCACCATATTCTTGAATAGTGTCTCCGTTTATACATCCTATTCTTTCTGTGATTGGTTCTAGTCTGAAGTCTGCTTCTGTATTACCTACTAATCTTTTGATAGTATTTGTTGTAAATATAATTAACTGTTCACGAAACACAATCATGCCAGTTACATCATTACCTACGTTTAATGTACCAGCACCATTGGCTGCTGAAAAATCATCTACGGTATATGGTGCTGTAAATAAGATGTTGTTATCTTTTGAGTAGAAAGCGTGGTTCTTAAATATTGCAACGTTTTCAACACCTTCTGCGTCTGTGTTTATGTTAGCACTTGATGCAGATAAGAATGTCATGGTGTTACCAGTTACAGTATATATTCCTGGATAGTTAGTACCATCAACAAATACTATTTTATCTGTGCCTGTAAAGTTAAAGTCTGCATGTTTTACTTTACCACCATTAGTATTTGCGCTGGTTGCTACGCTAGTATAAGCGCCTCCTGTACTATAGTAATACTGAGTAAAGTTACTTGCGTTTTTTCTAGCAGCAATAACTCTACCAGAGCTAACTACTTTCAAACCTAAAACATTACCAGAACCAGTAATCTCTGTACTACTAAACTTACTAAAACCTTTTATCTTTGTGTAACCACCTTCTTTATCAGGCTCAAAGTTTTGCAATATAGTTGCAGAGCCAATAGCATTAGCGCCTTGTTGCAAAGGTGACATGTTTGAAATCAAACCACCTTTGAACTCAATAGGAAAGGTTGTAGTTTGTGTACCCATTAGTAATGAACTCTTGTGTCTCTTAGATAGTCAGGTCTGTTTATGTGTAAAGTTCTTAGATGTTTTATACCTTGTTCAAATCTTTGAAGTGCATTATTGGCTGCTCCCATATCACCTCTAAAGTGATATACATAGTACATAGCACCGTCTACGATAACGTATCTGTATTGTTCAGGAAGTGTAGGAGTGTCTGTAAATAATTCTAAATCATAACCAGTTGTATAATATTCAAACACTAAGGTGTATGCTTTATCAGGACTAGGATGTACTATAAACTCTCTATTCGGTGTTCTTATTATTTTATCTGGTACACCTCTAATATCAGTAGCTGAATTGTACTCGTCATCAACATATCTATTTAGATAGTCTTCATAGTTACAAATTTTTAACTTCTTAGTATCTGTGTTTAAAGTGCTAGATCTTTTTATTCTAAACGTATTGAAGTCCACAGTCTTAGCGTCAAAAGGGTAAGTATAACGCATGACCCCTGCCACTAAACTAGTGTTGTCTTCTACATAGTTCCAAGGCCAATTAAACTCTTCTTGATTTATATGTCTAATAGAATGATTAACTGCATCTTTTGCAAAACTGTAAAAACCTGTAGCGGTAGGAAAATCAGTGCTACTAACTTCGACTTCATTAAGTCTTCTATTTACATCATTAACGAGTCCTATAAAATCATATGCCATTTATTTTTCCTTTATAGGTAGTTCTATAGTTCTTGCAAATGTTAAGCCACCTGCTGTAGTTATAACACAAGTTATTTTATATAACACGTTAGCAGTACCACTACCAAAACGCATAGTTACAATAGTGTTATTATTAGTTACCTGCTCTAATTGTAAATCATAATGGATTAAACCTGCTCCCATAACTATGGAGGCTTCCTCGCCAAAACGATTTGTTGCAACCTTAATTACTACAGTTGAAATAGTATCTGAGCCTAGTAATCTAGACCAATCTATACTGTAGTCTAATACTTCATCGGGGTCTTTTGGTGAAAATTTTCTAGCCATTATATTCTCTACTGTGTTACAAACACTCTCGTGTTTCCTTGATCCTCTGGTATTATAACTGTTCTACCTCTAGCAAAACTTCTATCTGCGATAGGAAAGACAAATACAATACCAGAAGCTGATACGGTTCCCAAACTAGCTGTAGCTGAAATTGTTGGGCTAACAGATGATGATGCTTTTACATTAGTAGCCTTTACAAGAGTACCCGTAGAGGCTGTACCTAAACTATTGGTTACACTTGTATTAGCATCTGCTTCAAAACTAAGAGTGCCTAATGCACCTGTACCAACAACACTTACTAAGTTTTCGTCAGGGTCTGCTATTGGCGAGGATGCTGCACCTGTACCAGTTACACCTGTAATACCTGTAGTAGCACCACCTGAACCTACAACAGTTCCTGTAGATATAGTTCCTACCGCACTAGGGGCTGTTGGATTTGCTGTTTGTTGTGCTGACAGTGTTCCGAGTGAACCTGTAGCAGACACACTAGGTGGTGTTACTATAACACCTGCTAGTAGAATTAATGATCCTACTGAGGCTGTAGCACTTAACGATGTAAGACTAGCAGCCGCATCACCTGTGGAAGCTTCTCCGAATGCTGACTGTCCAAAGGCTGTAAAACCTAGCATGTTAGTCTATCCTATTTTTTTCTAACTTTTTAAGTATGCGTTTTTTATTGACTGCTGTTTCAAAGTATTCATATAACTCTTTAAAAGTAGCCATATATTTAAAAGACTTATAACCACTTGTACCGTTTGACAGCCTTCTTAAATCATCATCCAATACTGTTCGTCTAAATTCAATCTTCGCATCTTTAGGGAACCTTAAATAAAGTAGAGGCTCTCCTCTTTTTATCTTAAAGTCTTTCTGTCCAAAGTTTATTATAGCTGGGTGTACTGGCCTAAACCATCTACCTATATCGAAACACCCACTAAGAGATACAAGATCTTGTCTATGAAAGTAGGGTTGCTCTAGTACCATCTCGCACGGTTTATCTGCAAAGAATAATCTTGATCCATCCCCACTAAAAAGCTGCACTACATGATTATCTTCTAAGCCACTCGCCATAACATTTTTAGAATTATGATCACTTAACAAATGTGGATTAGCAAAAGATATTTGCCATTTCTTATTGCTGTCGTACTCTACTTCTAAATCATATGGACATTTATAAACAAATGTATTTTTTAGACTTCGTACAAAAGCTGGACATTTAAATAGAGCATCTTGAATTTCGGTAGGGCAATCTCTTTCTTTCCATTCTCGTCTTAAATTTGTTAATAAGGGTTCTAATTTAAGTCTAAGAAACTCTCTACCGTCTTCTTGTTTAGAAATATTGTAGCCATCATATACAATAATTTTTTTATACATAGCGCCCTTCGTTAAGCTGTTTTACATCCTTGATATAATCTATGTATTTTTCTAATTTGTCAAGCCAATTATTGTCTACTAGTGGTTGTATTACTCCTGATTTGTAGTTAGAAAAAGCCTTTAGTACATTGACGTGTGCGGTGTCTTTACATCTACCAAATATCAAACTGTTTATGTGAAAGAAAGAACAGTCGTGTCTTTTAAAGTATTTATCTACGTTACCAATATTTTTGTGTAATACTGCTGCATACATAGCTGATTCACTAAGATGCGTAGTATGTATCGTGTTTGCTTTTTTAAGTATGTCGTATAAGTCGGTACTACCTTGGTAGTTTACGTTATCAGGAAAAAACCCACACTGTTCTTTGTAGTCACCTTCGTTTGTAAGGGGGTGAGGTTTTATACCTAGAGATGGTACTGTCTCCCTCAACTGCTTTAACTTCAGCATGTCTATAAACTTTTTTAATTTATCCGATCCGGGTAAAACTATAAGTTCATCTACATATTCAGTCGGCTTTTCTTTTACCTGTATATACTTGTTTGCGTTGGTATTGTTTATCTTGTCTATAAAGTATTCTTTAAATCTATCTGCAGTCTTTTGGTCTGGATCTCCTAAAGCATCTATTAGCTGTTGTTGAGCTAGATGATGATTAAGAGGGTGCATTATAAAACATCCAGCATACGTGGTAAAGTTAAGTGTTTTATAATCAGGGTTTTCGTTGGCGATACAGTCGTGACTAATTTCTACTTCTGGCATCTTAGCCAACATCATGTCTTCAAAAACTTGCTCTACTTCTGAGAGCTTTAGTATTGATTCTTTGGGGGTGGCTTCTTCGAAAGCTTCTTTTGTTTTTTGTATTTGATATAGCATTGTTATGCGTAAAAGTTTGTAGTCCTCGTAGTAGCTGTATCTTTACTAGTTTGGTAAGTTGTGGTTGTATCTTTACTGGTTTGAAAAGTTGTAGTTGTACTGTGTGAAGTATCATAAGTTGTAGTAGTACTGTGTGATGTATTGTATGTAGTGGTGGTACTACGAGAAGTATTAAAGTAAGTTGTAGTACTACGAGAGGTAGTAAAATAAGTTGTAAAGTAAGTAGTGCCAGTAGTTCCTTTATAAGCGTCTACCTTCCAAAAATAACCATGAGGTGAGTTTGCTAAAAAAGCACCTTTAGTTAATGTCCAACCTTGTCTATAAATACCCGTTTGGTTTGCTGAATTATATTTTTCTGAATGAGGCTGATAAGCTAATTGCCAGTTACCTGATTGTATTGTAAGGTAATAATCGTTTATGGGATATGCATATGTATAAAAGTAATTAAGGAAATAAAAACCAGGCCAACCTGTGTTTCCTGTTTGATAATACAAATAAGTATTAGAACTAGTGCTTCTACTTGTACCACGTGAAGTACCAAAATATGTAGTAGTAGATCTTGATGTCTGATAGGTAGTGGTAGTAGAGTGTGATGTCTGATAGGTAGTAGTAGTACTATGAGATGTTTGATAAGTAGTAGTAGTACTCTGAGATGTATCATACGTAGTAGTCGTAGTCTTTGACGTATCATACGTAGTAGTAGTGTTAAAGGTAGTACTAAACTCCTTTATAGCCATAAAGCCAATGCCAGACATTATGCAAAGTCTCCAATGTAGTTAACTAGAATATTAGAACTATCTAGTACATAATATGATAGTATACTCACTTCATTAGCACCAGTGCTTTGTACAATAGATGCACCGTTAACGGGTGTCTTACAAGCTGCTGGTAGCGTAAAACTGTGACCACCTGTACCGTCTTGCACAAAGATAAGATTACCAAATCTACCTGCATCTATATTGCTAAATGCTATCGTGGTGTTTGCTGTTATGCTTATCTTAAAGTTATTTGCTGCTGATAGATCTAATGTCAACGTAGACCCATTTGCAGTTGCGTTATCTTGGTCATGACGTAATGCACCTGTCATTACTCCACCTGCACGTGCTAGGTAGTCTGTCGCTGTGGCTGTTGCCATAGTACCTAGACCAAGTGTAGTTCTCTGTGCTGCTGCATCTGCGTCATCTAGTAATGCTTTACCTGCTGCAGTAAGATCAAACATACCAGCAGTACCTGATCCTGTATATTGAATACCTTTGTCTGCTGATGATACCAATCCGCTAATAGCATTTAAGTTTGCAGAGTATGCCTGAACATCTGAACCTATAGATAAGCCAAGGCTTGTACGTGCAGTTGCACCACTTTCTGCTGTAAAGTTTGAACCGTCTGCTACAATTATGTTTCCATCATCTACCCCTAGACCTGTAATATCCTGTAGCTTTTGATCTAGTCTAGCGTTTGCTATAGTACCTGTAAGCTGTGTAGCTACGATAGATTTATTTGTAAGTGTTTGTGTTGTGTCTGTACCGACTAGTTCAGTACTAGCAGTTGGGAATGTGATTAAAGCTTCTGAGTGGTTGATCTTATTAGACCCTAACACAACTGCGTGGTTACCCATGTAACCGTGAGCCGAACACTGGTAGTACAAAATACTTGGAGTGTCTTCATCTACAGCGATGGTTGTGTGCGCTCCGCTCGAACCAGCGGTTCCCGAAGTGGTCACTCCTGTGGTATAAGCTGTTGTTTTATCAGCATCTAAATAGAATCGTAAGGGGTGTCCACCATTACTAGAATCACTCTGATCGAACTTGTAATAGTAACCTGATGCTGATGTAACATTATCTACACCATGAAACTGTAGGGCTGGTGATTCCTGACCGTTGATAAAATATGCAGCACTACTGCCATCTCCGTTGTATGGATGTGCAGAAGTTTTACTTCCAACAGTAACAGTAAAAGTCATAGGCGCAGAGGAGCTACCATAGCGTCCTGCAATAAGCTGACCTTCTACTAAATCTGCATTCTTTACGTCATTGTTATTTACGTTTACAGCACCTGTGTGTGTTCCTGTGCTGTTACCTGTCACGTTACCTGTAACATCACCTGTCACGTCACCAGTTACATTTCCTGTTACGTTACCAGTAACGGCTCCTGTAACGTCACCTTCAAGATCTGCTACAATAGTACCTGCAGTTCCGCTAAATACTTCGCTTGAGTTTGTTGCATCTGGTATAAATGTAAATTTACCTGTGCTATCGTCAAAGCCAAAGAAACCTACTTTAGCTGCTGAACCTGTGTGGTATCTAAATTCTATACCTCTATCTTTGTTATCGTCTGATGATGGTGCTGTATCACCACCTAGTGTAAACACAGGGTCATCTACAGTTACTGTAGTACTGTTCACTGTAGTTGTGGTTCCACTAACAGTAAGGTTACCAAATGTAACGTTAGCTGAAGTACCAACATCTTGTCCAATAGATATTGCACCATTACTGTATGTAACACCCGTTCCACCAGATAGATGAGAGTTTACTCTCGCATCAGTGTAGTATAAATTACTAGAACCTTCTGTTAATTTATCTGTTGTTAAGCTGCCACCTATATTACCAGAAGCATCTAAGAAGACAGCTTTATCTGCAGGGTATGTCATAAAAACATCTTTGTTCCCTGCAGAAAAGTTTGTAGCTGATCCACTGTTAGAACTTCCTAGAACAGTTGTACGAGCTAAAGTATTACCTGAACTTGTGTAAGTACCTAGTCCTACTTCCCATTCATCAGTGCCAGAGGAACCTGTAATAATGGCATAAAAAGTAGTGTCACCATTACTCATTGCAGACGAGAATGTATCAAAACTTGCGTCTGCTCCACCCAAGCTTATAGCACCAGTACCAGTAGTGGTAGTGCTTTCTTTGACTCTATCTTTTATAACAAACGCCATTTTACTTACCTATATTATGCTATACGAATAACAGCCGTTGCTGCTGCTGCTGCAGGAAACTGAATAGTAAAGTCACCTGCTGTTGCAGAGACTGTACCACCGAAGTCAAATACAGCGATAGCTTTGTTTGATTGTGATGCATTATAGATGATACAACCATCTGCTGCAACAGTTACAGTTGAAAATACTTCATCTGCAAAGTCAACAATAGCTGTAGTACCATCCAAAGTAATGTTAGCTGAATCTAAGTTTTGTCCACCTGCAGTGTAGCCAGTGCCACTTGCTTCATCACTATTACCTGTAACATTGGAATAGTTTGTTGTTGCTGCTCCGTATGTTCCTGAAGGTGATTGTTTGATTAGAGCTATTTTTAAAGTATCCGAATCTAGATCGTGCGTACCTCCAAGTAGCTCTTGCTTGAAGCTGCTGCACATTGCTGTTGTAATCGCCATTTGGAGATATCCCTATATAAGTTGATGATGTGCAAAGAGGCCACCGAAGCAGCCTCTTAGTTTTTGTATTGTATTAAGCAGCGTTGTAACGTGCTGTGACCAATGCTTGTGGGCGTAAGATTTTACGTCCGTAAAGGTGCATACCACGTACAATGTCTGCGAATGAGTCTGGATCTCTGTAGTTTTCTACTTTGTTGATCTGCTCTGCAGTTGCAACCGCTTCTTCCTGACCTGCAAGGATAACACCAAAGTTGTCATCTTGTGCAGTTGTGCCAGAAGTTCCCGGTCCTGTACCGTCTGTTGGTAGGTTGTTTGAAACGTGTACACGGAAGCCGTGGATGTTTCCTGCAACCAATCCGTTTTGTAGACCTGCTCCACCGAAGTCTGAGTTTAGAAGACGTGAGTCTTCGTCTTTCAACATTTCCATGAAGATTGGGTCAACAACCAAGTAACGTCCACGTGAGTCAACGTTGCCTGTGTCCAACTGACGAGCCATTCTTGCAATAAGCTGCAATGGTGATGCAGTTGTAGTTCCCTTCGAAGTTGCGCCTGGTAGTCTAGGTGCTAGAGGGATAGAGTCACCAGTTGTAGATGATGAAGCTGAAGTAGTGATGTTAGTCATGTCAGACATGTCCAACTGGTTCGCTTTCAAAAATTCACCATTTAGCTCACTTGATGTTGGGTGCTGTGCAGTACCAGAAACAGAAGTTGAATACTGACCTGTTGAAGCTGTGCCTGTCATGTAAGCAAGAACATCTACGTCAATAGAGTCAGCCATTTTATAGGCGGCTCTGTCTGCAGCCAAGCTTACAAAGTCAACATGTGAGAACTGCTCTTCGATGTCATCCATTTTAAAAGCAAAATAGTTAGCTTTGTCGATGGTTAACTGGAAGTCAGTGTCATCTAGTTTCTCTACAGAGATAGCTGTGTGACGCTCTAGTGCGTTAACAGTTACGTCTGGTTCTTTTTGGATGCGTACAACGTCACCCTGATTTGCGATCTCACCAAAGTATGAATTGTTGGTGATAGCGCTGATAACAGAGGCTTTTCGCAATGCGATCTGCGCCTGTTTGGAGTACATAATCGGGCTAAAGTTGCCGTCAAAGCCTCCACTTGCTGATGTAATAGCCATAGTTAAATCTCCTTATAGATATGGCGTGGGGTTAGTACACTACATATCCACCATGAAGAGGCTCTTTGTTTAGGGTAGTCAGCTTTGCTAGGAGATTGCGCTATCTCTTTGCGCTGGGCCTATACTAGGAGGTAAGTCTTTTTGTGTGGCTAGTGCTTGATAAAAGCATACACACTTTAATTGTTGTGTATATGCTATAGTTTTATCTACAATATCTTGATTGTCAACTACTTTCTTGACATATCGTAAATAAATTTTCCATTACGTTGTGCGTCCAATATTTCTTCCTGACGCTTTTCGTATTCTTTGATTGACATTGCAGCTACATCTGACTCTTTGATATACTTTGCAGACTCATCTGGTTCAGCTTTTACTGCACTCTTTGTCTTGACTGAAGCTGCTGCTGCTTTATCTGAACTACTAGCTTTCTTAGTAGTAATACCCATATCTGTTTTATACAGATCGAGAACTCTAGATACAGACTTAGCATCATCTTGATTTTCATACAAAGCATCCTGTACCCATTTAGGTTGATCCTTTGCCCAGTTGTGAAACTTGTCATCTTCACGTATCTGCACAAAATCAGGATGCATACCTATTAGTTCTGCTTCAGCTTTTTCACGTTTAGCTGTGTAGCGCAACTCTTCAAACTCTGCCATCTTAGTGTCTAACTCTTGTGTAGCAGACCTAGCTTTTTTGTCAGCGATGGTTTCAATTATAGCTGCAACATCAGGATACTCTTTTGTCCAAGCATCAAGCTCTTCATCTGTTTTAGGCAGCACAAGTTCATTCTTTGCTGCTTTATCTAGCTGTGCCTGTAATGCTTTTATCTTAGAGTCAAACTCTTTCTTCTGTTCTTGTTGATGTCTACGAAGTTCACCATAACGTTGTTTAAACGTTTTTTCTTCTGCACTTAAAGTATTTTCTTCTTGTGCTTCTGCTTTGGGTTCTTCTTCTTGTTTGGTATCACTCTCTGCCTGTACTGGTTCAGCTTCAGGCTCTTCGCTATCGGGTTTATCCTCTGTATTTTCTTCATCTGCATCTGGATCTATTCCTTTAGCTTTGAGTGCTTCTTTCTTCATAGCTAGAAGCTCTTCTTCATCTTTCTTGATGCGCTCTTCATTCGTTAGGTATCCGCCTCTACCCATCAATACTTTTGGGATTGCAGGTTTTACCATTGGATTTGGTTTTGCTGGTTCGCTAATAGGCATTTGTAATACTCCTTATGTTGGGGCCAGCGTTAGCTGGGTAGCCTTATAGTTATTTGGATTTTTTCTTCTTACCTTTTTTAGATGCTAGACCGCCTTTGTCTAATCCTGATATGCCAAATCTAGTATCTAATCCTGCTCCACCTGATTTTTGCTTACTGCTCAATCCACGTGTTGCACTTCTTGCTTCACCTGTTTTTCTCCTAGTAGACTTACCTGCTAGGTTCTGACTAGTAGACTGTCTTTCTTTTCTACGTTGCTCATCTCTAGTTATAGGTGTAGGTGTGTATTGCTGCTCTACAGCAGTCTGTCTGTTTTCATCACTACCAAATGCAATATCTGCAGCTTCTTTACTTGCTTGTTGTATTTGATCCATCAAATCTTTAGGCATCAATTCAGTAGTTGTTACTTCAGGTCTTGTTACACTTCCAGCATCAGAAGCTTTATTTATCTCTGGCGTATAGGCTTCTGTGACACCATACTGATTGGGAAGCATGTCATAGGTTGGTCCTGTTAGATTTGGTAAGTTCTTTTCTTCTAACTTTTTACCTGTGAGTTTAGCTAATCCTTGTTCTAATAAGCTAGGGTTAGGATTTTGTGTAACTATTTTTAAGTTTTCTAAATACTCTCTTTCATAAATAGGTATTTCTTTATTGGCTAATCTTCTGTCTATTTCTTTTATTAGCTGTTTACTATGCACAGCTTTACCTATTCTATCTATGATTGTTATACTAGGCTTAACTACATTAGATACTTCTTCTTGTAGTTCATCCATAGTAAGTTCATCATAGTTAAACGGTTCTGCAACTACAGCTTCGGGAGAGTCATCACTTCCTCCACCACCACTAGCTTGTGTTGGGTTCATCTGCATTGTAGTTGCTTCTGATACAGGATAGTAACCTTCAGGTATAGCCATTTGAGGTACGCCATTTATGAATGTGATAAATATTCTATGACCTACGTCATTCATATATTCTCTCATTTCAAGCAAAGGTTGAGTGCCATCACCGACAGGATTAACCATAGCGGCCTCCATATCGAAGCCACCTTTTTGTGCGTATGCACCTTCATTGTAGCCAAGACCTTCCATAAACCTTTGACCAAAGCTTTTACCACTACGTAGGTTCTCACCTGTGTAAGCTTCTTCTACTTCACCTGCTTCAGGCTGTTCGTCCTTTGGTCCAAACTTACGTGCGCCACGCTCCATAGGATTTCCACCAAATCTTAAATCTAAGTTACCACCCTTCTTAGATGGTGGTGTCGCTGGTTTATCATCTCTATCTCGACCAAATAGTTTTTCAAAATTGTTTTTAGGCTTGTCTTTTTTCTTTTTGTTTTTAGCATTTTCTTTTACTTTATCTACGGACTTTCTCTCTTTAGCTGCCTCGAACCTGTCTCTTACAGATTGTTGTGCAGCTTTTTTGTTTGACTCTCTTAGTCCTGAAAAGAATTTACCTAGAAAAGCAGACTCAGGTTGACCCATATCTTCAGTGGATTCTAAGTCCTCCATACTTAATTCTATGTCTATGTCAGCGCCCATTACAGGAGGTTCTTCTATGGGCTGTCCTCCTATCCTACCATCTGCGTCCATAGCTGCATAGCCTTGCTTTGCTTCTGCTCTCAGGTCTTCAAAGAATTTTACACCATAATAGTTTACCACATCTGCAGGTACAACTATTTCGCCCTCACTTAACATTGAAGGTATATCATCTCTTACATTTTCTGCTGTTGAACCCAATGGTATCTCATTGCCTGATACAGGATCATATCCTATTGTGTTATCAGGAATATCTTCGGACATCATACCACCCCTAGCCATACCAGTAGCATTTAGATCAACACCTTGTTGACCGTCATTATCCATCTCTGACATTAAATAGTCATCCATACCTTTATACATGTTCTCTCCTACTATACCGCCAGAGGCGAAACCTATTTTTTCTTGTAGTTCTTCTAGTGTTGGTAGGTCTTCTCGACCTGCTGCTTTGTTTATCTGTTTTACTTCATCTCTATCTAATTCACGGATGACTTTCATATCTCCACTGATAAGCCATTCACCTTCCATGTTTGCATTTGTCTTATATCGGTAATGTCCACCGAAAGGTAACTCATCTGTGATATGTGCAGTCTTTACATTAGGTGTACCGTCTTTTTTCATAACGGCTCTACTGTTTGCAATACCTTGCCAATCTACATCATCAGGCATTTCTACTTCAGCCCATACCTGATTGTCACCCCTTATCTTATACTTTTTACCATCTATTGTTACTTCTGGGCCAATATGTTTTGCAGTAGGAGTATCTCCTGCGTGCCATCCCGGTCTAGCTGCAACTGCTCTGATTGATTTAGCTTTTGATCCTTTAGGTAAAAACCCTGCTTCAATTAACATATCACGTGCTTCTTGATCAGGTATTTCTATCATGTCTCCTGTACCTTTGGCTTTCTTTGGCCCTCTTGATGGTACATAAAAATTACCGTTCTTTGCTTGAAAACGATATTCAGGAAATGTAGCTTTTAAAGTTTTACCTATAGGTACTTCTGTATCAGCATCGACAAATAAAGGATACAACTTACCATCTTCACCCTTTACAAATAGTTTGTATGCTTTTACTGTCTTACCTTTTTTACCTGACTTTACAGCCATTGCTACAGGTTTAGCTATTGGTGCTACTGCACCTGCTGCCTCCATAGCTGTCAGCAATCCAATCTTTTTGTAGTCTGGTTCTTCTTTCTTTAATTCTTTACCTATTTCAACAACAGAGTCAAGGGGTGTTAAAGCAGTAGCACCCTTCATAGTTTTTACACTAAGCGGTGTCTCTTTTCGATAGTCTCCTGTTAAAGGATTAAACTTGCTTAAAAAGTCTAATAATCCTTTCTCCTTCTCATCCACCGTTTACTGTCTCCTTTAATAGCTTCAGCTTTCTAAGTACGTCTATAGCACCCTGCTGTCTATATACAACTACAGAATCATTTGCTGTTTCCATTGTGCGCTGTCTTATATAAATTAAATCATCTATATGTTGTAAAAACTGATCGTAACATTCTTTGTCGTTAACCAACTGCTTGAGGTGCATTGCCTGTAAATCCTTGCTCATCTGGTAATGGCGCTGTACCAGTACCTATTTGTGAACCTCCACCCCCTGAAGTATCGGCTACAGCTTGTGGACCTTGACCTGCAGGACTTGGAGGAGGAGCTACTCCTTGATCTCCGCCTTCAGGTGTTGGCGCTGGCGCTTGAAAGCCTTTTAGTATTTCTGCCTGTATAGCTGCGTCACCCATAGAGTTAGTAACCTTGTCAGGATCTAAATCCATACTCTTCGCAATCTCTCTTATAATATAATCCATTTTTGCAAAAGGTGCAAGTACTGGATTTTGTGCAACTTGTAAGAACTGCATCAAGCGTTGACTACGTACTTCATTAGCCATCAAGCTTTCTGTACCTGACGCATGTACTTCTAAATCGCCACGAATGTTTTCGTCAAAGTCAAACTGCATGTTGAATGCAAAGAATGCTTTACCCAATGGCCTAACTAAGTAGTCGTCCACATTTTTAACAACGTTTCTGATACTTCCGTTGGCAGCAGACATAAGCATACTAATACCAGAAGCAGTACGACCAACACCACTGACACCTGTTTGTCCGTGGGCAAATGATGGGAATCCCGTTGACTCATCTGCTAATTGCCTCGCTTTATCAAATAGTTGCATATTCTCCCCTGCAACATTAGGGAACTTAGTACCAAAGATACCTTGTCCCGGCGCACCGCCTTGTCTCCTAAAAACTTTTCCGGGATAAACAGAAAGGTCTTGACCTGGAACTAGGTTTGTCTCATCTACTTCAATGATAAGATTACCAGATAGTGCAGCATTGTCAATAGCCATACGCATAAAGCCATTCATCAATGTCTGTGTATCATCCATGTTTTCTGCAATACCAACACCAAAGAATGAATATGGGTTATGCTCATACGGTGTTGCGTAGTATGGAATGCGTGTAGGCTTGAATGGGTTTAGTACAAATCTAAGTACTTCACCATTACATGTCCACACATTACAGTTAACTTCGTCTAGATCTTTTAGCTCTGCAGGAATGTCTACCCCATGAGCCTCTAGCAATTCAACATCTACAAAACCCCAGAACTCTAATACTTCCCAACGCTCTGATGTTGGTTGAGTATCATCGTCCTCCATAGTCATTTCCCAGTACTTTTGAGTATAGTCTGGTCCTGCGTCTATAGCGTTTTGTACTGCATCATCCATAAAGTAAGGACGTGATTTTAACGCACGTAATTGTGTACGTGACATTTTGTGACGCTGTACTGTATACTCAGCATCGTTCATAGACTTGGCTTCAGGGTCAGGATAAAAATCCCAGATACTTACATGGCTACACTCTGGTACTGTCTTTATTATAGGATTGTACTCACCGTCTTCACCCCAGTTTGGATATTCTTTATCTACGGCAAACGGACCTTTCATAACACCTGTGCCTAGTAGAGCCATTTCAAATGCCATACTTCTTAAATGTGTATTAGCTCCTGACTCTTGTAGCTGGTCATGTATTTTCTTTTCCATCTTCTTAGCTGCAATCATGGCAGGATGAAATGTAACTGTAGCTGCAGAAGTTCCATCACCTTCTACAATCTTTTCTGATACTGGTTCTAGCTTATTGGCAAGTCCACCTAACCTTGCCTGTAAATCCATAATAGTTTCACCGGGTTTTAGTTCAGTGTCAGCATCTATGAGGAATGGTTTAGGAGGAGTTGTAGCCATAGCAGAACTAAGAGCATCACCTGCCTTGTCTGCATTAGGATCTAAATTTATGTGTACTGATTCTGCTACACCATCAGGTAGCACTGAAGGATTTACAGATAGAGGAAACTTGTTGTTACCAAACAGTACATCTACTATCTGTCCATATGCTGCTAGTGTTTTTGTCTTAGTTACTTTTACAAACACTCTTGACTTTTCTGAGTCTGTAAACTTTACGTCTGCCCCATACAAGCCACGATAATTACGATACGCTTTTAGCCATCGTTGTTCATCTGCATATCTAGCATCCTCTGCCCTTTTGTATCTCTCCCTTACAAAAGAGGTTACGCTAGATTTTTCTTTAAAGATACTATCAAGGCCGCTTTCTGCAGCTACGACCTCATCTGTCTCAAACATTTCTTCTGCCATACTTAATACCCAAATGTTGTGTCACTGGCTTGAAAACCTGTGCGTTGTTTTGCAGGA